AGAATACCGTAGTGCAGGCATCGAGTGTCCAGTATATCTTATGCCGCTTGGCGGACGTTCGGAAGAATATAACCTCAACGTTAAAGAAGTCGCCGAAGCATGTATGGAGCGAGGTTGGCGCTTCTCACCAAGACTCCACATCAGTCTATTCGGAAACGCCTGGGGCACCTAGTCCAGTGTTTGAAAAAGGTTATCCTTCTTATGACGCAGTTAATAAAAAGAAGGGTGTTACAGATCCAGAGATGGAAAAGAAATTAAGAGAGGCAGGATTATAATGGGTTGGTGGAACAAACTCGTAAGAGATAAAAAACTAGAGCAGGCTACAGAAGAAGTAAAGACTTCTGAAGAACTTCGTAGAGAAGCTCTTGAAAAAGAAAAAGAGGCAGCAACTGCAAAAGGTGAAGCGTGGGTTGCTGTACTTGACACGCAAGTAAATCCTGACAATATTCGAAATGGTTTCTTTGAACTAGATTGGAATAACGAATTTATTGAGCAACTACTTGACGCTGGATACAAAGGTGAGTCACAAGAAGAAATTGTTGATGCTTGGTTTAAGACTATTGTTATTCAAATGCTTGAAGAAGATGGACAATCTACAGATAGAAACATGGGACATATTAATGTTGTGCCAATTGACAAAGGACGCTCAGAAGTATCATGAAAATGCGCGATGACTTAATGGTACAACAACAGGTATCTACTGTATGGCAACATATGGTTGGTGTTATTTGTTTGAATCAAACAAATCGTAAACAAGTAAAGGCAGTATTACCTACACTGTTTATGGTATGCCCTACACCAATACATTTACTTAATACAACTTCAGAAACAATTAAGAGTATTATACAACCATTAGGTATGGTAAATGTACGGGAAAAAAGATTGCGCAAAATGTCAGAAGACTACTTGACATGGGACGGAAATGATGCTACTATGTTATATGGAATTGGAAAATATGGTAGCGATAGTTATCGACTCTTTTACAAAAATGAGATACCTGACAACATCGGTGACCATGAATTGAAACGTTATGTGGAAGAAGAATTAGATGGCAACTTATGTATTAGTTGATACAGCAAACACTTTCTTTAGAGCTCGGCATGTAGTACGTGGCGACTTAGATACTAAAGTAGGTATGGCATTACATATCACGCTTAGTGGTGTTAAGAAAGCATGGACTGACTTTAATGCAGATCATGTTGTTTTCTGCTTAGAAGGACGTAGCTGGCGAAAGGATTACTATGAGCCTTACAAGCGTAATAGGCAAGAAACTCGTGATGCAATGACTCCTGCACAGCAAGAAGAAGATACTGTGTTTTGGGAAATCTTTGACGAGTTTAAAGACTTTGTTGGTACAAAGACTAACTGTACTGTAATGCGTCATCCGCAATTAGAAGCAGATGATTTGATCGCAGGTTGGGTACAAGCACACCCTAATGACAATCATGTTATTATTTCAACAGACGGTGACTTTGCACAACTTATTGCTCCTAACGTAAAGCAGTACAATGGCATACAAGATGTTACAATTACACACGAAGGTTACTTTGATAAAAAAGGTAATCCTGTAGTAGATAAGAAAACAGGCGAAGCAAAGCCTGCACCTGATCCTGCGTTTATGTTGTTTGAAAAGTGTATGCGTGGCGACACTAGCGATAACGTGTTCAGTGCGTATCCAGGTGTGCGTAAGAAAGGCACAAAGAATAAAGTAGGCCTTATCGAAGCGTTTGCTGATAAAGACACAAAAGGCTTTAATTGGAATAACATGATGCTACAGCGTTGGGTTGATCATAATGGTGATGAGCACCGTGTGCTAGACGACTATACACGCAATGTTACACTATGTGATTTGACTGCACAACCTGCAGATATTAGAGAGATAATTAATAACACTATTGCAGAAGTTGAACCTAAAGATGTAACACAGGTTGGTATGCGTCTTATGAAGTTCTGTGCTAAATGGGATATGCAACGTATTGCAGATCAGGCAGCAACTTTTGCAGAACCACTACAAGCGAGGTACCCTAAATGACATTGAAAGCAAAACCAGTACTTAAAGATAAGTTTTGGATTGTAGAAAAAGATGGTGAAAAAGTAGGCACTATGTCATATAACGATGAACAACGTTATATGTTTAGCAGTGCTGCCGAAACTTGTTTCTTTGACAATACACGACAAATGAAACGCAAGTTTGGTATTGATATTGAATGGGGAACTACTACTAATATCGAACCCGTAGAAGAAGACTACGATGTACATGGGTTTCCAACAAGTGTATGTCCTTACAATAGTATGTATGATGTAAAACATAAACTTCCTTTGTTTACAAAGTCTGAAAAATCTAAGAGCTTATATTGTGCAGGTTATTATATTATTAAGTTTGATAAAGGTTGGGTAAAGAGTTTTTGCCCTAAACTTATTACAATTGAACGTTATGAAAGTCAAGGACCTTTCAAAACAGATATTGAAATGAAGTCAGCATTAAGTAAGGCAAATAATGGAACCTCTTAATACAAGTGAAATAGAACGCTTTATCTCAGCTGTAAAGAATGCAGAAAACGCTAGAGCAAAAGAGTTGCGTATTGATATACAAAATGCGAAAAATTTAGCGTACACACTTGGCATTGTAATGGCTAGGCTTAATGGTGATTTAGAAAAATTAATTGCCAATCAAGAAGACAATCAAACTATAGAAATTAACCTCGATCAAGGCAATGGTTGGGGTTAAATAGTCTGTTAAAGAGATAAATATATACGTAGTTAATTAAGGATTACGTATATATGAGTAGACCAAAGCCTAATGTATTATTAGAATATGTAGATAGCAAAACCTATCGATGCGAACAAGTACTCGAAGCAGAAGCCATTTGGGCAGTATTCCATAAAGGAAAACCCTTCAATCTCAAAAGTTCTAATGCACTAACAAACTATCCCGGACCTAAATACAAAAAAACAAGTTTTTCAAATCCAGGGCATGCATTTAATCTTGCTGAAAAACTTAACAAAATGTTTAACACTCAAGACTTTGTAGTAGTTCAACTTACAGAGGGTGAGCTAGTTACAGAACAAGAATGAACTGGAAAGAAGCATATACTAAGATATTTTTGAAGGAATTAGGAAAAGCTACTTCTGACGCAAATGTCAAAGAGTATATGCCCTTATGGTGGCAAAATAATAGGAATAAAGGATCGGGTGGGTTACGTTTGACAGATATGGGCTACGAAACACTTATGAAAATAGAACTAGCTACATACGATGTACCATATCCCAAAGACATGCCTTTAACTGCCCAGGTTATCATATTCTTAGACCAATTTATTGATTGTCCTTATTATCTTACAAACAGAGGTATTACTGTAACGAACGAAAAGAAAGCGGTCGAACTCACTCTTTTCAGTGGCGATCTACGCAAATATGGGCTTACAAAAGCAATGAGTAGATCAAAAAAAGATGAAAAAAATGCTTGACATCTACGTTAGTGATGCTATACTATATGTATAGTTAGAAATTAGCACTGATAACGTAGAAGGGTAATACACATGGAAACAGCAATTCGCACTGTAACGCCTAACAAGGCAAAAAATTCAATTCAACGAGCTTTTGCAAAAAAGCGTCCAATTTTCCTTTGGGGTCCTCCAGGTATTGGTAAATCAGATATTATTCACCAAATTGGTGAGTATATGGAGGCTCATGTAATTGACATCCGTTTGTCACTTTGGGAACCTACAGATATTAAAGGTATTCCCTATTATGCCGCAAATGATAACAAAATGGTGTGGGCGGCACCTGCAGAACTTCCTACAGAGGAAATGGCAGCAAAATACAAGAACATTATTTTGTTCTTAGATGAGATGAACTCGGCAGCGCCGGCGGTACAAGCGGCAGCATACCAGTTAATTCTCAATCGTAAGGTAGGACAATATGTACTACCAGACAACGTACTAATTGTAGCGGCAGGTAACCGCGAAGCAGACAAAGGTGTAACATATCGTATGCCTGCTCCGCTTGCTAACCGCTTTGTTCACTTGGAAATGGCAGTTGATTTTGATGACTGGTTCCAGTGGGCTGTTAACAATGACATTCACAAAGATGTTGTTGGTTACTTGACGTTTGCAAAGAAAGACTTGTATGACTTTGATCCTAAGTCTCCAAGTCGTTCATTTGCTACGCCTCGTTCATGGTCTTTTGTTTCAGATTTACTAGAAGATGAATTAGAGGACGAAGAAACAACAACAGATCTTGTGTCAGGTTCAGTAGGTGAAGGCTTGGCTGTCAAGTTTATGGCGCACCGTAAAGTTGCGTCGAAAATGCCTAATCCAACTGATATCCTTGCAGGTAAGGTAAAAGAGTTGCAGAATAAAGAAATCAGTGCTATGTATTCCCTAACTGTTTCTCTTTGCTACGAGTTGAAAGAAGCATCAGACAAAAATGATAAAAAGTTTGATGAACAAGTCAACAACTTCCTGCGCTTTGCAATGGATAACTTTGATACAGAGTTAGTTGTTATGGGTATTAAGCTCGCACTTACACAGTATCAGTTACCCATTGATCCAGACGAAGTGGCTTGCTTTGACGAGTTCCACGATCGTTATGGAAAATATATTAAAGCCGCTCAAGGCGTTTAATAACAAAAGAGTGGGTCTTTGGCCCACTCTTTATTTTTCTGGTTGACAATACAAGTAAATATTGCTATACTATACATAGTAACAATAAGGACATAGCACAATGAGCGACATGAGCAAAACAAGTTGGACACCCGATCCAGATATTACTCCCGAAGCACTTGAAACAATGCGTGTAGATGTATTAGACCGCATTATTGTTGCACGAGTAGGTCTGCTACTGCGTCATCCTTTCTTTGGTAATATGGCTACACGTTTGCGTATATTGGCAGCTGACGATTGGTGTCCTACTGCGGCTGTAGATGGTCGCAACTTATATTTCAACACCCAATTCTTTAACGCAATGTCAAACAAAGAGATTGAGTTTGTAATTGCACACGAAATTCTACACTGCGTTTTTGATCATTTACAACGGCGTGAAGACCGCAACCCTATGATCTATAATATTTCTGCAGATTATATTGTAAACAATACACTTGTGCGTGATCGTATCGGTGAAATTCCTAAACTTGTTGACTGTTTCCAAGACTTCAAATACGAAGGCTGGACTAGTGAAGAAGTATATGATGACATCTTTAAAAAATATGACGAAGAAGAACTTAAACAATTAGGTCAACTACTTGACGAACACCTGGACTGGGGCGAAGACGAAGAAGGCAACGAAGGTGCTAGTGAAGGTGAAGAAGGTGAAGATTCAAACGGCAACAAAACTAGCACTAAACGTCCTAGTTATTCTAAAGAAGACCTACGTAAAATCCGTGACGAAGTAAAAGAAAACATGCTTAGTGCGGCACAGAGTGCAGGCGCAGGTAATGTTCCTGCAGGTGTTGAGCGTATGATCAAAGAACTTACAGAGCCAAAGATGAACTGGCGTGAACTGCTTCGTCAGCAGATTCAAAGCACTATCCGCAACGACTTTACATTTAGTCGTCCGTCACGCAAAGGCTGGCACACAGGTGCAGTATTACCAGGTATGAATTTTGATACTACTATTGACATTTGTGTATCACTAGACATGAGTGGTTCAATTGGTGATTCGCAAGCAAAAGACTTTTTGGGCGAAATCAAAGGTATTATGGAAGAGTTTAAAGACTATAATATCAAGATTTGGTGTTTTGATACTAAGGTTTACAATGAACAAGACTTTAGTGCAGATGGCGGTGAAGACTTACTAGACTATCAAGTAATGGGTGGCGGTGGCACTGACTTTATGGCTAACTGGCACTACATGAAAGAAAATGATATTCAACCAAAGAAGTTTATTATGTTCACAGATGGCTACGCTTGGGATAGTTGGGGCGAAGAAGACTACTGTGAAACAATCTTTGTAATTCATTCGCATCATGATAAGAATTTACAAGCGCCATTTGGTATGACAGCACACTACGAAGAACATGTTGCATAAGAGAGATCCTAATCCATTAAATGTTTTCAATATGAGGCAAGTAAAGACTGCTCCGCCTCATTTTGATTACATCAATCTATCCTTAAAGTATAACTTAGAGCATAGTCTAAGCAAATGGATTAAGAAAAATTGTAAACATAGATTCTATCTAAGTAGAAACGTAGTACTAGATGAACATAGAAAAATGGTAAATGTAGTTACTGTAGGTTTTGAAAATAATAAAGATATGAGTTATTTCATGTTGGCGTGTCCACATTTGAAATATAATTAAATAAAGTACGCATATATATAACGTAAGGAGTAAAAAATATGAGCGACGATAACAAAAAAGTTGAAGCAACTGCTGATCAGGAACAAGCACAAGCTGCTCCAGAAATGCCAGAACAGCAGGCACCCGACTTAACTGTACAAGATCTAAACAATCTTAAAAACATTATTGATGTTGCTAGTCAGCGTGGCGCATTTAAGCCAAATGAAATGATGACTGTTGGTCAGACATATTCAAAGCTAGAAATGTTTTTAGAAGCCGTAGCAAGATCTCAACCACAACAAGGAGCATAAAATGGCACTTAAACATGTTGGCAGAATTGCCGCAAATAAGAGAAAGGTAGTTGTAGCATACAGAGTAGTTCCTGACGAACCAGATAACTGCGTAGTAGTGCAAACTGAAAACCTTTCTGCAGACGAACACGATGCACTAATGACTGCTGTTGAGTCAGCTGCCGGACAACAGGCAGAAGAATTTGCAGTAGCAATGGCACGTAATACACTACCAGATGGACGCAATATGCTTGCAGGATTTCATTCAACAGGCAAGATGAGAAAAGTTTCATCAGCTGATGTTGAAATGACTCCGAACGGTAATACTTCTATTAACCTTGCTGAGTTAAACAAACTTATTGCAGATCAAAGAGGTGTTACAGTAGGCGACCTTGCAATGCGTGAGAATCCTGCTGAAGCAGCACCCGCTCCTGAAGGAGAAGTTGATCCAGTTGCACAGTACACTGAAACACCGACCCAAGTTACTGAAACAGCATCAGACGGAATCATTAGTGACGAGCAACTGGCTGCACAATATCGGTCACAAGCTGATGCACTTTTCAAAGAAGCAAAGGCACTAAGAGAACAAGCAGAAGCTCTTGTACCTACAAAGAGAAAAAAGAAGACAGAAGAAAGTGCCTAACCAAGGAAAATTACCGCCCGAAGTTGTTAGGCATTGGCCAGAAGTTTTCAAAGATGTTGATGTTCAAAGTATTCCAGTTCAATACCTGGATTCTATTAGAGTAGAATTTCAAGATGGTAGAATTTGGGAGATAGAAATAGAGAAAGAAGCAAAGACTACAGCAGAAGCTTTAGAATCTAGTTTAGGTACCTTTTTTGAAGAGTACAGTGACTCTATTTCTAACATCGACTTTAGATTAAACACCAAAAAAGTTATAAGAGACGTAAAAGCTCGCACAAGACAGTTTATGAAGAAACGTAAATAGTTCTGTGTGAGATAAATATATATAACTAGATATTCCAGGAGTATTATAATGGCTTTACGTCTAAGACGCGGTACAGATGCACAACGACAA